GAACGCCGTCCATCAACAAGACTTGCTTGATCTGTCCTCGCACTGGGTCGTAGACATCGATTGGCGTTTCGGTTGCGATCACCGCTTTGCCATCTTTTGGCGACTCGAATTGTCGCTTGATTCGCGGCAGATCCATGATTCGCTTGACCTCGTCGCGTGCGTTCATGCTGCGGAGGACCTTAGCGGCCCACGCTTGACCTGGATCGCCACCCCATAAAGCCCATGCGATTCGACCTGCCGATGGAAAGCCGTCTTCGCCTGGCGAAAAGCCTTCGCCTTTCTTATCAACTTCGTGCCTTGAGAAGTAGCTATTCATTCTGCGGATCGTCTCTGGACTGACCGATACGCCGTTGCTTAAATCTCGTGCCCTGGCGACACCGACTGCGGTTCCGCCTCGGTTGTATTCTTTTCTCCAGTCGAGACCACGCTGTGCTTCTTCGCGGACACCTTCCGGTGGCGTGAAGTCGATATCGTCGTACTTGGCACGCTCAACGCCTTCGCTGGCGTAGAGTGCTGCCATCTGCTTGGTTGCATCGAGTTCGGATGCGTGGCACCCCATTACTTCGCCGCTAGAATCTTTGACGACGGCCCATGGCATTGATTCGCTACACTGTTCGGATTCTGCGATGCTATACGGCATTGCTGTCCTCCTCTAGTTTTGTGTCAACGGAGCCATCGAGTGCGTCGGTAATCAATGCCTCGACGTTATCGGGACTCATGCCAATAGACGACAAAAAGACTCTAGCCTGTATTTGTGAAATCGTTTTGTTGGCTAGATCTTCGAGTGTCTTCGCGATGGCCTTTCGATTGCGGTTAAATTGAAGTGTCGATAGGCCCATCATCTCACCGGTTCCGGATTGACGTTGCTCTTGTTCTGTCTGCTGAACTGGAGCTGGCGTACCGTCTGCTGCAATGGCACCTGGCACGATTGGATCTATAATGCTGGCAACAAGAGAATCGCTAAGCGTTGGGAATGACGCCTTGAGAACTGCGACTGCCGTAGGTTTAGGCATCGCACCGGTGCCGACTTGCGTAATGACATCAACCAGGCTAGTGACCTGTGCGCCATTAAGTGCAAGACTAGCAACATCAACACCATTATTAGCAGGTGCGGATTCTGTTGCCTCTGGCGTCGATGCCTGTGCGGCTTGCTGTGTTTGTGCTGCGGATATCTGCTGCTGCCGTTCTTCCGGTGTGAAGAGTCCTAGACTCTTGCGCATCCGCTCTTCTTTGGCTCGTTGGTAAAATACGCTTCGAAAGGAACGACCGCGCGAGCCAAGCACATTTTGGTAGGTATCGGTGAATGAATTCAACGCCATCTCGGAAGCTGTTTGTTCCGATTGCGGATCAACCCATTCCCACTCTGGCGTCTGCCACTCAACGGGTGCAAAGCGTCTGCGATCTGTCAGCAAATCAACGCTGCTTGCAAAGCCGCGAATACCAGATAACGCCGCAGCATCGTTGAATGCGTCATAAACTGGCTGGCATAGATGGCGGATTAAATACTGCTGCCAGCATCGAAAACGTCTACGGTCTTCGAGTTGGCTTGTTCTGCTTGAACTGTACGATGTTTGGCTATAGTCGCGTGCCACGACCTCGTAAGATAATCCGGTGCCAACTGCGATACCTCGAAGGATAAGCTGTATCCAAGGTTCTGCACCAGAGTTTGGACGACCTGGATTGAGCCCAACAACGTCTTCGCCTGGTGCCAATTCCATGATCATGCCTGGCTCGACGTATCGTTGCCGATTACCAGCCGAGTCCGTTCCATCGCCGCCGTCGGGATCGAAAAGATTGCCAACTGGTGTATGACTCTTGATTGCGACCGTAAAGCACGACGCAACTGCTGACGCTTGCAATTCGTTGTCGATGTACGTCCCAAGATCACGCATCGGAGACAGTGCCGGTGCAAACCAGGTTACGCCGCGAGTCTGGCCGACTCGATCACGTCGGAACAAGTGCAAGACTTCATTCGCTGGAATGCGATCTGGCGTTCGTGTGAATGCGTAAGGCTGCAACGGGTGGTCTTTGTAAATCCAGTACGCGACTGGCTTGCCAAGATCATCGACTTCGACGCCTCGTATGATTCGATTGCCGCTGTCCGCCGAAAGACGAGCTGCGTAGGTGTCCTTATCGCCAGCGAGTCTATCTGCTTCGATTAGCTCAAGTGCCAGAGGAACCGGACGCAAGATGCCGCGATAAATTCTCTCTGGCGTGCGGATGATTCGGATCAAGACTTCGCCAGCTTCGACTATTTCGCGCTGTGCTGCGGCTTGCATCTCCTCGAACGTGTAGAGTCCGTTGACATCGCAGACTTCGGACCATTCCGACCAAACTTTATCGCGGATGTCGTTGACTGCCTCGACGTCTTCGCCTTTGGGTGTCTCGAAGGTAGACTGTGCTTTGATTCCGCAACCAACTACGCTACTGACGATGGTATCGACCACGCCCCAAGCGTAGGCGTTATTTCGGACCATATCGCGTGCCCATGCACGGAGCCTATCTGCACCGAACGGACCCAAGAGTTCCATATCAGCGGGCTGGTTTTTCGGATATCGATTACTGGCGACTCTCGAAGGTTCTGCACCTTGATACGAACGCAAGACTTTTCGAGCTTGCATCCGCCGAAGTGCAGTTAGCGGAGAGACGACCGAAACAATGGAGTCGATGAATTTTTCGATCATCGTCGGTGCCTCGTTAGCTTGCCGAGGCTGATTCCGCCGCTACCTTGTTCGCGCTGCACTTGGATTTGCAGTTGCCGACGTTCTTCCATCAGCGTCGCAAGATCCAGCTTGGTGACAGTTCGTGCGCCGATAGAATACGACGATGCACCTCCTGTGAGGAGTGCTTCAATCGCTGAGTCGATGAGTGCTAGTAGGGATGCTGCTGTTGCCATGCATCCTAGTATTGCTTTTTTTCACTAGCGACGTTTGTGTTCGTACCATAGTCATGGTACTAACCAGGCAATTTTTCGAAGTCCTTGAATGTCCAGTTACATTTTCGACACTTGCAATAACGAATTACGAAATTATATTCTTTGCGAGTGTGATAAACAAAAACAAAATTATCTTCTGGCTTTTGCCTGCAATTCGTACACTGGCTGCAATTTGGCGGCTGGTATCTCTTAGGCTCTATCTGCGCCTTGGTATCCAACCGCCTGGTCTCTGCTGGAATCTCGCACCGTGCTGTCGTCTCTGCGGTTGCGTCTTGACTTGCTGCTGCTTCGGCTGCGACGGTCTCGCTTGGATCAAAACTTCGCTCGGTGTGATCAGCGATAAGCCTAGTGCTTCCGTGCAAGCTGCCGCTAGATAGGTTGCGTCGAGCCAGTGATTGTTTGGATTTCTTTGAACCCACTGCTGCTTCTCTCCTTTGCCTTCAATAAACTGATTAACGAGTTCTTCCGCTGTGATGTGCTGCGAATAGCTAAGATGCCTCTTGTTGCCTTCAGGCTGATAGACCGATAACGAACCACGACGAAGCATATTGTTTTCGTCGAATGTCGGGGTCAGGAATCGTTCGTGCACCCACTGCTTCCAGTAGTCCGTATCGAGCTCCTGTAGCCAAACCCTAGCCGCTTCGAGATATTGTGCGTGCTGATTTGCTGCCGCAACAACACGATCCGTTGATTGCTTGCGTGCTTTGTAATTGGCAATACCCTTGGATGGCCTAAAGATCCCTCGAACCTGACGACAAAACTCGTAGACTGCGTTGGTGTAAGTTCCGGAATCGCAGAGAACCATGTTGAGTTTGCGTGCTTCTCCGGATGCGTCGATGTATTCGGTGTTGAGTAGGTAGTCACGCCAGCCTAGAAGTGCCCGATAGATGGCAGGTTCCGAAGCTTCCATATCGGCAAGTTTATCTTGCATCCTCACTGACTCATTACCTGTGACCTCGACCACGCCGTAATCGACAACGCAGCCTCCAGCACCTTCCCACCAAGCACAGACAGTCCAGTGGCAATTGTGCTTGCCGATGTCAATGCCTGCGGTTAGGTACTTTGTGTTGGCTGGCAACTGACGACGAGATAGGCCGCTGATTCTGCTTGCGACAATCTCTGCGGTTAGGCCCATATTCTGCGGACCTGCTTCCTCTGGCGGGTCGTTATCGACTTCCGTCGCAACTGCCTTCTTCCCAACATCCGCTACGCGATTGTAATAAGCCTGGATTGCAGATAACTCTAATGGCTCACCGTCAGCATGGATATCGCGATTGAATGATGCCAGATTGCTAACTTCCGCACCTCGTTCGATTTCGACCTGATTGTCACGCCAGAACCGAAATGCTTCTCTTGCGTCGGGATCTTTATCGCCGCGAAGCTGACGCATCTCAATGTACTTCTCGACGAGTTCCATTCGCTCCGGTGGCTTGAGCATCTTGCGATACCGGCGACCATTCCACGAAAACTTTTGCTTTGGGTCGGTGTATTTATAAGCGTTGCATTTGCGGTTCAGCGTCGTGCAAAGGTAGACTCGTGCAATACGCTTTGCCGATGAGCCCATGCCGCCGATATCTTCTTCAATTGTCGTCTCGTTCTTCTTAATCGACTCGTCACTGTTTGCGGAATACTTGTCTTCAATGTCGTCGATGATCGCCAGCGTTGGACGATGGCTACGGAACTTAAACCCGCGAATACGACCGTCGATACCAACTGCACCGATAACCTGCCCACATGCAACGGATTCAATGCCAACCGGCCAATCAAGCGACTTCGTCGGAATGTTCGGTAATGCAAAATGCTTAACGCCGAGGTACATACCGATGAACTTACCACCAACAGTTTGAAGTCTTGCGTTGGCTGTCGATGCACCAATTGCCACGAGCGGATAGCCAATCTCCGGGAAGTCTTCGATGAAGTCTTCACTTGCAAGAATGCGTTCTCGAAGTGCCTTAAGTTCGTCCGATGCTGCGTCTTGGTTCTTCGAGATGATCACGGGAAAAGTCGATTTACCCGCCAGCATCAAGGTAAACGCACCATCCATCGCGATGGTTGTCTTGCCTTCGCCGCGCGGAGCTGCGATTGCCTGATCGCCGCCGTACTGGGCTGCACGCCAAATAGACCGCAGCATATCGCGACGATCAGCAGTAAATGACTCGGTATAAGTCTGCGGAAAGTAGGTCGTCAGTAGTAGTTCGGGATTGGCTAGACACTCCATGCGACGTGCCACATTGCGAGGTGGGGGTATCGTGAGTGCTCGACCAGATGCACGCTGCTTGGCCTTGCGTTCGCGGTCACGGGTCTTTTCGTCAAGAATCTGCGGATGGCCTAGCGTCGATGGCCTGCCGGATAGCTGCATCAGGATGGCTTCCTGATCGCTCGGTGGCAATTGCCTCAACAACTCTTGTAAGTCCAAGCTGCTGAGCGACTGTAGCGATTCTATCCATCCGCTCTGCATCGAGCCTGTCTCCGTGGTGCTGATCGGCCTGCACTATCTTTTCAGCTTCGAGATTGATTGCGTCAGCGTGCATGAGTGCTCGTGCTGCTGCTGTCTTTTCCCGTGGTGATGTGTTCTTGTCTGCGAGAATAGCGATCAACGCATTCATGATCTTTTCGCGAAACTCTGGCTTGATAGGCCATCGTTCGCGTAGTGCTCGTTCCATCATGCGGGTATCACGAATGCCCATCGCGGTACGCCTGTTTTCCGGTTAGCGTCTCCCACCGTTTGACGATCACGTCGCAATCCCATTGAATAGTAAATGCCGAAGCCGCTTCTGGATTTTTCCTGGCAAGATGATCAAGTGCGTTGCACACACGACAAAGCACGTTCAGCCCGTCAGTCGTTCGCTTGCCAGAAACTAAATTATCTACTACACGATTCCCTCGTTCGCGGAACTCGACGCAACCTCCGCCGCCGATGTGATTGATCTCAAGAAATGACAACTCATCGCATCCGCAGTTGCAGCATTGACATCCGCCAAGCATCTCCATTGCTCGAATCTTTCTGGAAACATACTGGCTTCGTCGTGATTCTTTTACTCGATCTGGATTCCTTGACCTGTACTGTCGAACTGATTCGACATGTCGTTCTTGTTTGCTGCCGGAATACTTTCGTAAGCGGCTCGGCTTACCAAGCATGTTTTTTCTGCTCGCACATGGTCGGCATCGAGAAGCTGTTGAGTAGTCTTGAACCTGCCGCTCGATGTTGCAATCAGGGCAAGTAACAGTTTTCATTTTTCGATCACTCATTGCCACGTCTCCTTTTGGCGACTTGGTCAAACGTTTCACCAGTCTCCTCTAGCACCGGCGATTCATTAGTCAGCTTCGCCCAGCGATTACAAATAACATCCACATATTGACTACTGATCTCCATCCCGTAGCACTTGCGGCCCAGTTGCTCGGCAGCAATCAGTGTGGTGCCGGAACCGAGGAACGGGTCGTAGACAACGGACGCTTCATGATTTTGCAGCGGCCGAGCCATGCACTCCACAGGTTTTTGCGTGCTGTGGCCGGTCTCCGACTTTCGCGGCTTGTCGATAGACCAGAGCGTGGTCTGCGTCCGGTCATCTGTTCGTCGCCCTGGCTTTCCGTCTCGGACGCAGTACCAGCACGGCTCGTGTTGGTGGTGATAGTCGCCGCGACCAATCACCATGCTGTTCTTCGCCCAGACAATCAGATTCCTGAGAACGAATCCGCAGGATGTCAAACTCTCTGCAACTTCTGGAGACTTCCTGTCAGCGTGCCAGACGTAAGCAATATCGCCAGAAAAGAGCGACCACGACTTGCGCCAATCAGCATTATCGTCGTTAGTCACTTTTCCTGTAGCGCGTTGCGATTCCGCCAAGCATTGATTGCGCCACTCTGCGTCATATTCAACACCGTAAGGTGGATCCGTCACCATGATCTCCGCCTTCGCCCCCGCCATCAGCCGCTCGACATCCTCCGGCTTCGTCGAGTCCCCGCACAGCAGCCGATGATCGCCGAGAATCCACAGGTCGCCAGGCTTCGTGATTGGATCGGGCGGAGGTTCTGGCACTTCGTCTTCGATGACTTCAGGTTCTATCTCAGAGTCAGCGAGTAACTCTGCAAGTTCCTCTTCAGTGAATCCAGCGACTTCTAGCAATTCTGGTTCATCTGCCAGAAGGCCATTTAACTGCGCCGCCAACACCTCGTCATCCCATTCCGCGAGTTCTGCGGTTCGATTATCCGCGATGGCGTAGGAAATAGCGTCCGAACTTTTGAGGTCGGTCACAACGCAATTGATTGCATCCCAACCAAGTCGCTTCGCTGCTTCTAGCGTTCCGTTACCTTTGCGGATCACACTGGATGAGTCAATGACAATAGGCGTTTGCTGTCCAAACCTGCGGAGGCTTGCAACGATGGATTCGATGTTACGCTCATCGTGCTTGCGTGCGTTGGCTGGATCTTGGCTGAGTTCGCTTATATTTCGCTTGATGATTTCCATTTAACTACTCGTTGCCCCCAAACCCCCTCAAAAAAAGTAATTGGACGGACGGAATTTTGGAACAAAAGCCGGGGGCTTTCGGTGCCGCACCCTGTATGACCCTTTTAGGGGGAACCAAAGACA